GCAGAAGTAGAACCTTTCGAGCTATATAGGAACCTTACGTTTCCTACGGAGCCCCATTCAGAATTGAGCACGTTCATATTGCTCGGATATTGAGCTTGAGAAATAAAGCCTGTAACAGCTTCAAGATCGTCCACAACTTGAACGTTCATCATACCCCAAAAAGATTCCCGTACGGGGCTTGTGCCGAACTTCAGAGATCCTTCGATATTGTCAGAAATCATGATAGCGTCATTATTCAATAATTGAATAACCACGTTGTCAATATCGCCTCGGCTTAATTCTGTTGGGTTATCACCATTAACCATTCTGTTACTTTAATGACCTACATTTGATTGTAGGCGGGTCGACTTCTTCGAATCAACCTCACCATATTACTATGATGTTCAGACTATCGCTTACGCTTTCGCGTCCCTCTCACTTAGTCGTTCACGGTGCTTTCGCTTCCGCCTTGTCTTCCTTCTGCTTATGCGGCTAGGAGTTCCAAGTCAATCAGAGTGGGTTTAAAGGCAGCATTATGTTTACCGCCTGTGCAATTTAGCACGCTTGCTGTGCTAGACAGCATATTGCGAATTAGTTCATCTTCGGTTTCCCTCATGGACTGTGCCAATAAAGAAACGGTTTGATTAAGCACGGGATCCTGGTTAGCGAACATAACTGTATCAGTTATAGTTACATACGAACCATAGAAGTCCCAACGTGCGTCGATATCAACAGCATTCAAAACCTGTCCAGGTTGTGTTAATCCAGAATCTGGAAGTGGTACGGTTGCTGTTTGTAAATTAGTATACCGTCGGTATCTAACATTTCTACCGCTGTTAGGCGGCATCTCTTTTTTCATTGCCATCGTCTTGTGGATCAGTTTTGGCATTGGACGTGACAGAAGCACGTTATCAAACCAAAGCTGCACAGGAGGAGGCAGTGCGTTACTTGTGGTAATTGTCATAGCGAAGCCTTATTTTAGACCTGCTTTGCATACTTTTGAGATTGCGTCCAAATATCGTCTTTCGACATCTTAGAATATTGATCAGCTTGAGCCTGAAGCGAATTACCAACAGCATTGGCACTAACTGGCCTTTTGGCATTTTTCAATACTTTTTCGGGCGCAACTAATGGTTTTGCTGGTGCTTTTTCCACTTCTTCATTTGCCTCAAGTTTAGCAAGTTTATAAGCTGTCTGAGCCGGATTTCTGGACTGCATAATCTTATGTGCAATTGCAGGATCGTTGTTAATCATCGGTTTTGCATATTTCTCAATCACGTAGTCATAATCCTCATATTTAGCTCTGGCTTTTTCTTCATCGTTAGCTAGAGTTTGTTGCTGACTATATTCTTGAATAGCTGATCTAGCTGCTTCCTGAGCTTGTTTTTTAGCAAGCTTAGTTGCCATATCTCTGGCTTTTGCAACTGTCAGATATTCTTGAGGGTCTAAGTCTTCAAACTCATCTTTCTCCACTTCTGGAGGCCTTTGCTGCTGATGAAGTTGCTGCTTAAGAAGCTCAATCTCACGTTTTTGCTGAGACATCGCTTCATGAGCCATTTTCCAGTTCTTTTCTGATTCTGATTCCTTAACTTCAGGAACCTCGATTTCGGCTACTTCTTGAGTTTCTGCTACTTCTACAGGTACTTCTTCCTGTGTTTGTTCATCTGTCATAAAGTCCTCTGCATCCGGCCTCGATGCTATTAAGCCCGTTAAAGTTTATTGTCCGTCAAAGCCGACAACGCTTATTAATAAGGTACGAGTAAGTCAAAACTATGGTTTTTGGAGAGTTCGTTTAATGAGCCTATGACTTCAGGGACTGGCTCATTTGTTCCTCCCACACTCCACACTGGCCATGAGCCAGGTAGAGCCCATTCTAAAGTGAGCTTTCCAGATTGGTTATCAACACCAAAAAGCATGCAAGAGAGCATCATGGATGGCTTTACACCCATTGGGACGATTTTGATTTTGATATGATTTGGTCTATTTGGATAAGGTTTGCCATGAACGAGCACGTAATATTTCTCTCGTTTATGTTTGTATTTATTTACAACTTCTTCAATATCCAGCATTAAGCGTTTACCCATTGCGACACGGGTTTCACCTAATTCCTGACCTGATGTTTCATATGGCAAATGTAAAGTCATCTATGCAATCTTGGTAAATTTTCCGTTATTTAATTTCTTAGAATCGCGATGAACAATTTCGTTTTGTTTCATCATGTACTTATTTCCGCGTTCATGATCGTCTGGATAGACGCCACGAGGGGAAAAGTATTCTTCATCTGACTCATAGCCTTTATCAAATTTATGAGCCCCTTCCATCATTGGAGGTCCTTTATCGGGATCGGACATTTTCATAATTTACTCCTTTGTAAAGTAAAATCTTTACTTTACATTACAATAAGGGAATGAGAGGGGAGGGTCAAGAAAAATTAAAATAATTCCTTGAATTGACTTGCTTTTGCGCGCTGGATATAATTGAAGAAAAAGGATGATTTATGTACGACGAGGATATCTTTAAGATATGGAAACAGATCACAAGTGGAGCAATATGCTGCTTTTTATTGGTATGGGCATATCTCTCATTTCTTTCACCTATGATAAATGTCTGGCAGCAAAGTAAATCTGGTGAAGCTGAATTAGCTCACGCTGAATTTAGCCGGCAGATTGCTACTTGTGAAGCAAATGCGAAAAAAGAATCAGCTAAAGCCCTCGCTGAAGCAGAGATCATAAGAGCTGAAGGGGTGGCAAAAGCTAATTTAATTATCGGTGATTCACTGAAGAATAGTGAAGCTTATTTGAGATATTTGTATATAAATCAGTTAGCTGATGGCAATAATAAGACAGTAATTTACGTGCCTACCGAGGCCACTTTGCCAATTTTAGAAGCTAATAGAATGAAATAAGGATTATTTATGCATTGGATTGAAGTTTTAACAATTATGGGCGGTAACATTGCCGTTATTTTACCAATGTTCTTTTGGTTAAGATCTGAAGGAAATGCAGATAGACGTGAACATGCAGCCGATCGAAGAGATTTATTGCAAATGATGCGAGATTTTCAATCTGAAATGAAATCTGAAATGAAAGATTTTCACGGTAGATTATGTGCCATTGAAGAAAGAAATTCTAGAAAATAAGGAGATTTATGAAAAAAATTAGACAATTAATACTATTATGCATGATTTCTCTATGTTGTATCTCTTGCATACATGCCACCGGAGCAAATGACGAAGAAAAAGTTTATATCGAAGAAGATGATCTTTTTATTAAAGGCGATGCTTTTCATATTCATATTGGAAATAATGTATGGTTAGTCACCAATTCAATAGAAACTGACGTCGATGGAATATACACAAGAGAATTCAATATCAGCAAATCCTTGATCAATAATCAAATGGCTTATGAAAAGTGCTGGAAGTGCCCTTATTGCCATAATTATTGGCCAGTTGGAACAAAATGTCAAAATTCAGAATGTCCTTCCAAATACAAATTTCGCTAGAAAGGGGAACTATGAAAATTATTGAAGCACTAAAAAAGATTAAAGATTTGACGATCTTCTTTGGCTTCCTTTGCAGGTAGATTTTTTTCTATCTTATCCTGGTGGTGTCGTTAATTGCATCCAATGAGTCGCATTAAAATTTATGGAGTCATTCAAGCGAGAAGCTCCGATCGTCCATACTTCGAATTCTTTAAAATAGTATGAGTAAACCGATATGTAGTATTGAGAAGGCCTGCTTAAGTTGCATACCACACATATGCAATCTTTCTCAGGCAATCTATCTTTAACGCTAATCCAATCCACAGTCAGATAATGTCCTTATTTAAATGGAGAAGGAAGGAATCGAACCTTCTATATTTTGCTTGCAAAGCAAACGCATCGCCAGTCTGCCTCTTCCCCTTTCCAGCAATTTCGCTTATATTTGGTTCACTCATTACTTATAATCTCCTACAAATTCTTTTTCAATATTGAATGAATTAATTGAAGGAATTGCAAATGATCAGACTTATCGACTTTATCAAACATTAGACAAGTCAAAGCAGCACAAAGTCCATTCAATATATTATCCAAATCAATGTTTGTGTGACTGGAATATTTACGCTTCATGTTGTTGTAAAGATTTCTCCCATCCATTAAAAATTGCGGATTTTCTTCTGCACTGAGGGGCTGAAATGATTTTCTGTTAGATCCAGTTTTATCTTCATCTTTCATAGTCAAATAATATCCTTTTTCTTTTCGAGTCCTTGGCCTTTTACTAATCCTTCTTTAACTAAATGGTCTTTTTGACAACGGTCGCATTTATAATATTTTTTTCGTAAATCTATTCGCCCATAAAACCACATTCCTCCGGTGAAGCCTTTGTCTTGGCATGCAGTTAATCTGTATTTTGGCATCGGCTGTTGATATCCTTCTTGTTGTATTCTTCGTCTAATTTCTCGAGATATTTCGACACTAAGATATTTTCAAAAACGCGCCTGTCTCTTTCTATTTTTATCCAAGATATGGGCCTAAAAGATTCCTTATACTCGATATATTTTTTATCATCCATCCCTGATCATGTCCTTGTTTTGATTCCTTAAGACCTCATCCGCTAAATCGCGACAGAAAAAAACATTTCTCATTTCATCCTCGTACAAGGTATAAGTTCGAGCAGAGCGCTCATATTTTAGGTTATCTATCACTTTGGATATGGTACATAACGCTTTTAGGGCTTCGTCATTCATAGTCATATTTGTCCTTTTCCCTATCTATATTTTTTTGGTTATTTGGAGACGCATCCCAACTCCATTCGTGATTAAAATATTGCTGCTGCCCTTTGTGATAATATACAATTTCATTAGGCCATACAAAGGAGATTCCCATAACATCTTCCAAGGAATTTGGTTCGCCATAGCTTCGTTCATTCATAGTCAGATAATCTTATCTTGTTAGATTTATAACGCCATATTTACATATCTCTTTACGATTCTTGAAATCCATTATAATCATGTTTAGAGGATGCTTTGGATTATGAGTTATATCGTGATTTGATCCGATGGTAATCTCAATAATATTGGTATTCTTTAGAGATTCTCTCCACGAATTCTTTATTCGTATATATCGCAAATTTCTGTTTTTTCTATTCATGGCTGATAATGTCCTTGTCTTCCTTCATTTCAAACCAATATTTTCTGACCATGCAATTTTTTCCAGTATTGAAAGTAGGAACTTGCTCATTTAGTATGAAGCATCCTGGTTTAATATCAATCCCTTCTTCATATAATTGTGCAAGATATGCTTTGCACCAATCATCTATTATCTTACGATGATTCGAGGAGATTTCTTCAACTATTTTGTCTAATAATTCATCATCCATGCCTGATAATATCCATTATGTTAATCAATTCCAGATTGTTTTCTTCTTCTGCAAACATAGTTAGTGAAGTATAACCATTCGCGCTCATTTTTGCCTGAAGGATATTTTTCTTGTCTATATTTGTAAATTTGCAACAAATGGTCTTCCCCATTTCTAATCAATTGTTCAGATAACGCAACATTCACGAATTTATTTAAATCTTCATCGCTTATTTCCATGCTGTCCATTATGTTTCTTCTTTTTCGATGGGATTATGACGAATGTAGTCAATAAATTTAATAATCAATCTCATCTCTTCAGCAGTGACAATTATTTCGTTGCTTGTATCTGGGGATACAGTCACAGAGGTGTTGTGCCAATTATTTGGATCGTCAAAATAACCCAATAGTCTTTCCTTATTTTCCATGCTATCCATTATATTTGTTCAGTTAGAAATTTCCATTTAACTTCCATGTAAATCATATAAGATTCATCCCAAGTAAATGGTTCTTCAGGATTAAGTAGAGCTGCTGGAGATAAAACCAAGATATAGGCTTCATGCGTTCTTTCTGAATTGCCGTTAATAGTGGTATAGCACTGACCCCATTCGCCTAAACCAATCCCGTAATAATATGAAAAAAGAAATTTTCGGTTTTTAGGAGGCATTTGGGTTTTGCAGTCAATCCATTCTTTTTCCATGCTGTCCATTACGTTCTATCTTTCATCAGATCTATACTATGTGTCTTGATTTTTTCTAGTTGTTCTTTAGTCAAATATGATGGTATTGGATAATAGAAAAGCATAGAATCGTCGATTTTATCATGCCATATGATTTTTTGACTCAGGTCTTTGCACATTACTACAATCCATCCTGTTAACCATCTTTTTTCACTAGGGCCGATTTCTATCCATTCCCGGTTTCCCATACTGCCCATTATGTTGGCATCTTTTCGATTGCGAATTCGAATATTTCTTGGAGATATTGCTTAAATTGAGCATTCTTAAATTTAATACCACGCATAAATATGTTTAAAACAATTTCGCGCTGCAAATGATTCAAATGGGTTTCTGCTGTTTTTATATCCAATTCTAAATCTGCCCAATTAACACAATGCTTAATCATTTCTTCAAATGTGTCAAAATATTTTCCTTCGAAATAAAACTGATTTCTTTTATCAATGATGATCTCATTCCTTTTTTCCATGCTATCCACTATGTTAAATTCTTTATATCAGGTACTTTTGATGTATCGACGTAAACCACTTTGTTATGCTGTCCAAATAGTTCTCTAAAGCATTTATGGCAATATGCTGGCTCTGCCAATCTAATAAAGGATGGAATGGTAAAGCCAATACGACACCATTTGCATATATAAGCATACTCCCTCTCTATCAAACCTTCATCTTCACTTTCCATGCTGTTCATTATTTTAGTCTTCGTTTTTATTCTGAACCCATTTTTTACCGTCAAATCTCACTTCAGCAACTTCATATTTTGGCTGATTATCAAAATGAAGTTCGAGTGTCTTGGATGAATCTTCATTAAAGACCAGCACAACAGGTATATCTTTTCTCTTTTTCACTCAGTCCTTGACTTCGGCGCGCCTACGCCTTTCTTGTATAGTTGGTAATCTCTCATTTGACTGCACAGGGATATATATCATTAAACTCGCAGTCTCAGAAATACGCCTCTTTGTATTTCGATCATTAGCTGCGATTTTTTGCTTTTTATCCAGTTGTTCCAAGTGCTTCTGAAACGATTTTTGAGAGTTAGAGTATGCATTATTTATGCTTTCAGATCTACCAAAATCCATAAACCCCCAATTTAAATATTTTTATAGTAAAATGTTGCGATGGCGAGCTTTTTTAGGTCGAGGAATTGATCCTCAGGAATTTCTTTATATGGCTCCAAAGATATCCTTAAGGCCAATTCCATGCCAAATATCACTCGATCGAGTGCGTCTGAAAAGGCGTGTTTATTTAATGGTCTTTCGTTCATTGACTCGGTTGTTGTGGCTTGGATTCCTGCTCTGCTTGTCCTGATTTGGATCCTACACGATCGGCTTTTTCTATGGAATCTTCTTCTTCAACTCTATCTATTTCTTTTTGCTTGAGTTGCATATCTAAAATGAACTCAGTTAAGCCCATTATGCTTTGAGATGGCAATTCACTAATTTCATGGATTGCTTTTGCATTATCAAGATTTGCCTTGGCTCTATCATATTCACCTTGCGCAACGCTTTCTTTTGCCCAAGCAATCTCTGATACTGCTTTAGCTTTTCTTTCTTCTGCGCCGGCAAAGTCTGACTGCGCTTTAGCTTCAATTGAACGGCTAAGTATCTCTTGTTGCTGCATCGCTTGCTGAGCTTGCATTTGCTGCATTTGAGCCATTTGCTGTTCACGCTGCTTTGATGCTTCAATAAGATCTTTTTTATCTTGGAGTGATGATTTTTCAAGTAAATAACTATCCGGCACAGCTTCGGGCATGATCTGCTTAAAGTGCATTGCTTGCATAAATTTAAGCTGTCTTTGTGTGGTTGTCAGCTGGCCTTCTTCAACTGCGCAAGTGTATTTATCTTCGTAGTGCTGCAAGAATCTCTCGGTTGGCTCTTTACCTAGGATTTTGCCGAGTTTCCCTGGAGTAAAATTATTGACGATTAACTCATTCATTATTTCGCCAACTTGTACTTGAGATTCATTTAACTTATCAAATACTATCTGCTGACCAACTAACCCGGCACCCATTTTAAGCTTCATCATGGTTCCAGACATATCCTTAGCGTTCATATCTTCGCCAAAAAGCTCTTCCGGCATAGCAGCAATTGACATAATGTCATTATCAAGATTAGCTATCAATTCTTGCCAGCCTTGAGCTACCGGTGGCGCAGGAATTGGCGCAACATCCGTTCCAAGATTAGCTTTGTTTTTGAAAAATAGGATTTTACCAGGGCCTTGAAAAAAGGCGTCCTCGGGGTTTACCAGGGCATCTTCTTTGACCATCAAGCCGCTTTGAATCTGTGCATCCAATACATCCAGGAGCCTGTTTTTGCGCTTGTTTAGTTCAAGTTGGCTATCGCGAGCGTTTCTTATAACGCCCGTATAACGCCAAGCAAAGTTTTGAACTTCGATATTATGGTAACAGAGGAACGGCACGAACGGAAATCGCGATAGGCCGTATGGCTCTTCTTCCTCATAAACTTCTATATTATTGATTAAGACATTCAACTTCACCGACGGCTTTAAAGCTGTGATTAGCTCTAGAGCAGGATTTTCTTCCCTAAAAGCTGCGAATTGCTCTTTGCTACCGCTCCAGTCAATTACTTCTCCAGTGCGCCTATCTAAGATTTTGCGAGTTTTCTTATAAATTCTTGTCCAATATTCATCATATGCATATAACTCTTGCGCGTACTGATACCAGTTCGGGGCCATATATTGGAATTTGCCATCTTTTGCTACGTAGCCTTTCCCGAGTAGCGGCAATTCCCCTTTAAGATCAGGTGATAAACTTATAACTTGTGATTTCGTGAGATATTTTCTAGTCAAAATTCGATCGCAATCCTCCAGGGAGGCTTTTTCCCAGTAGTTTGACATAATGAATGAGCTGAAAGGCAGTCTCGTTGTTCTTATCGTACCATTAATAGGGTCTTCACGAAAATCCATCCAAATACTAAGTAAATTAAGACCGCAAGTAATAGCACCACCAAAACATTCGCTAATCTTCTCATATGTCGCATCTTGCCTTTTCACCCAGTTAAGAACAGTTGTTTTTTGATCCGCGGTTTCCCCGTAATCAGGGTCATTATCAGCTGGTATTACTATCGTTGCAAGTCTATTTTTGCGCTGATAGCCTTCCAACATATTTTTTATTCTGAGAAGCTTATTGAATTGAAGGATTCTTTGATTGCGATAATTGACATTATAATATTGATTGAAATAGTCCTGCTGCCCTGTCATAAGCTTCGTATCTAGGTCAGCTTCATATTGCCATTGCTGCCATAAGCTTTGCGATTCATTCCAGAATTCTTGGATCTCGCGCGCGACCGGACTATTTCCTTGTGGGATTCCTGCATAATTCATATTTATCCTGTGATTATGATGAAAAGCTCATCATACAGAATGCACGAATTATCAAGTAATTATTTTAATTAATACTTTTCCATAGTAATTTCGATTTTATGAGGTGGACGGGAACCAGAAAGAAAATATTGTTCACGACAGTATTTCATAGCTTCATCAAAAGACTGGAAACCTACCCTAGTAATTGCCTGCAAAGGGGCATCCCTGTGGATTACTACAATCCATCTCATGCGATTGCATACATTTAGAGCCTCCAAAACTTCTACCTCCTTAAGGACATCATCACTTATTTCATGAAAAGGAAATTTTTGTTCATTTTCTTTCTGCCAACCAATAACAAATTTAGCCAATTTTTTCACCAAAGCTTGATAGTCATTCATACACCATTCGGTATCATTAGCCATGATTTCTTTTCTCCTTTGATTTTTGATATTCTTTTTTCCTATCAAGATATGCTTTCCTGCTACAAATATAGTCACAATATATTCTAGCCGGATTAACATCGCCTTTATTAACTTCGACATGGTTAACTTTCAGAGGTTTTTTGCAAAATTGGCAATTCATCCAAATCCTCGATAATCGTTACACTCGTCCAGAATTCTGGAGTTAAATATTGACCTCTTTGGTCTAGCCACATTGGATATTCACCATCATCAATAATAATGCATTCGCCTATATAAAAAGATCCTTCACATACGACAAGATAATTTCCATCTTCTTTAGGTGGTTCAGAAAGACAGCTTTTCCACTCTATGGGCATGTTCATGCGGTAATTATCCTCAAGAAGAACGCCGATATTAATACGCCAAAGAAAATATAAAGAAACAACATTACCCATTTCATAGAATAATCCTTATAGGTTTGTTTACAGGATCGTAATCTTCGTTCATATGTGCTGCATTTATTGAAACATATGTATGATCGCATCCATGATTTTTTATAAAAGAATTTATCAATCCATAATCAGAGTGAATATGCCCAAAAACATGTAATCTAAGATGATGCATTTGCTGTATTCTGGTTTTTAGAGAGTGAGAACCAACCTTTTCATTCGATTTCCAAAAATTGGCAACTGTATCCAGAATGCCATAAGCAGGTGAATGTGTAATCAATATATTGGTATCATTTGGAATTAAGTCCCACTTTTCTTTTAGCCCATTTTCACTCACAGATGTAAAGGCCATACAATGTGGATTCATGCCCACAAAACGCTTTGTCCAGGGTGAACCCCATATCTTTAGTCCTTCAAATTCTATACCTGAATCGCATAAATAAGTGATATTGTTTTCGCGGAAATATTCAAAACTATAAACAGGATTAAATCCTTTCTCAATCTGATTATCATGATTACCTGCAATTATTATAATCTTCTTGTAATTCTGTTCTCTTACCCATTCGCAAAAATATTTGTATTGAATATCTAGATCGTTTGCCGTTAAATCCCCAGCAATAATTAGCAAATCACCACCGCCCAATTCTGGATGTGAACCATGAATATCGGAAATGCAATCTATTATCACTTCAGCTTCCCCATCTCTTTTGCTATAATATCGATAGCGGCTTTGGCTTCATCCAAAGTATTATATTCGCCGTGTGCAAAGGTTTTCCTGCTCACAGATATCTCTAAATGATATGTAACTCTAGTCTCTGAAGCATCTTCGCAAACACACATAAATTCAATCATTTTAGGATTCAAATAAACATTATCAATAATATGGAATTTCATTCGTCTTCCTCGGATAATTTGAGTTTGTGGAGGGTTAATTTTAATGTATCTTCTTTGAAATTTGCGATATCTTTTTTGCCTTTGATATTGAAGGCATTTGCTGCAACTTCAAGGTTCATAATTAATCTGTCGCTAGTAAAGGATAGCGATTCGCTATAGTTAAAAGTTTGATCATCTTCATTTTTTTTCATTTATTTTCCTGTTTGATTTCATGCACTGCTAAATGGGATGAATTATATTCCGTTGATTCATGTTGAATAGATCATTCCACGATGTTTTTCTTGGAATTCTCTGAGCTTACTAGATGAGGTTCCACCATCTCCAGAATAGTCTCTACGAGCCATTGCACAATAACGAAAGGCATCTGCACTATGTGAAGCAAAATTATGAAGAGGAGTAGCGGAATAACTATTAGTAGCTTCATTACGTCGACGAGCATAGTTCTCCAAGCATTTAATTAAATATTTACATTTCTCTGAGTCTATATAAGTTATTGGAAGCATTGCGCGAACTGCTTCAATGCCAACTTCAATCTGATCTCTTGCTAATATTGTATTAGGCAGACCAAGTTCGTGAGCCAATTGACCTACCGATTTTCCTGTTTGCAAGCTTCCTGCTCCAGCGTCATGGGGGAAGTAGTGCGTACCATACAAATAATCTTTATTTTTGACAATCTTTATATAATGTTCTAAAGATTCTCCATGATTTTCATAGTGATCGATGATTCTCACCTCCGTCCCGATAACTTGCCAAAATATAATAGCAGTAGAATCCCCGTAGCCAATGTCCCAAGCAGTATGAACATTTGTTCTAGGCTCATATCGGACAGCACAAATGCGATTTTCATTGCGCATTTTATCAATAAGTTTTCCATAATATGCACCTTCAATACCAAGCTCAAATGAGCAGTAGTATTCCTGTTGAATCATTTCATCGCTCATGCCATCTTTTCGCTCTTGAGCCATATCAGCTTCTGTAAGAACATTAGTTTCGGCAATCGTTAATTTTTCGTAGAACCAGGTGGATTTATTATCATTTGCTATTTGTACTAGATCGTGGAAGTGGTTCTTGCCCCTTGGAGTGCTTATGAATATGGCAGTACCGCCATTTACTTTCAAAATGGGCCTAATATATTGCCATGCGATGGGTGATTGCATAGCATATTCTGAAAACACTACAATTTTAGGATTAGTTCCCATTAAGCTGTCAATATTGTCTGAGCCTATTAACTGGAAAAGAGAACCATTACCGAACCTAATTTTCATTTCCTGCGAGTTTTTCTGCACAATCAATTCAGACGGAAAATAATCAAGAATGCGATCTCCTTCATTGTTCAGAGAATCCCATATAACCTTTTTGGCCTGTGAATATGTTGGAAGCACATAAAAGCAAGTGCATGTTTCTTTTATCAGTTCCTTAATGCACCAGTTTAAAATAGTTACGTCCTTTCCAGAACGTCTGTGAGCCACCCAAACAGCGCGCTTAATGCCCGCGTCGAGTGACCTTAGGATTGGCAATTGGTAATTTCTCGGGTAGAACTTGCTCCGGATTTGAATCATAGTTTACGTTGTAATCCGCATTATTGTTAGCTTGAATTGGGTCTAATTTATAATCTTTATGAAAGCGTTCAAGCAAGAATCTTGCATGAAAGCCATCTGCTTCTTTCCAGAAAGCATGGGTATTCAATTTCTCTTCTTGAATTTCATGAGCATGTTCGACATATTCAGCAAAAATTGGGTATGTTGCTTTCAAATACTCAAAATGATTTCTACGCATACCCTTGCGTGTACAGAAGCCTTTGTACCATATGCTACGAGGCTCTCTCATATAATCTACGAGCTCTTTTCCAAGCTTGATCAGATCTTCTTCAGTATAAGCATCTTGGGGCTTACCAAGATAGCCATATTGACCCCCCGTTTCTCCTCCATATGGTTTGTGGCCCTTTGGAGCACCCATATGCACCTCTCTAATATATTGTGGAATGTTTTTATTAAAATAATGATTCGTACTACCGTGATAGTACAGCATGCGGTATAATTGAAGAAAGAAGAAAATTAAAGGAGCTTGAAGAGAATGAAAAAGACAGAAAGAAAAATCGGAAATCCTGAACAAACCGAGGGTATTCCTCCTAGTGATCTAAAAAAAGTAATGGATTTTCAAGTAATGGTGTTTAAGTATTTTCATGAGCACGATTTTGACATAAACTCAACGATGACAGCATTATCATCTGCTTTTCTAAGCTTGCAAATTTCTTTTGTGAGGCAAAATATCGCTAAGGAAGCATGGAAAGAAGCTATTGACAGCATATGTAAATCAAATGCAAGGGTGATGAAAAATCATGAAATAGAATTCAGGAAAGCATTAGGGGAGGAAACAATATGAGCGATAAAATTACACTCCGTGAAATAACGAAATTAAAGGACGTGATAGATGCATATCTCATTGAGAAGAAAACGATAATAGCGGAGGCTCTTGCGCTTATCACATCGGTAAATGTGATGTATTTCGTGGAAGCACTACATCAAGGCGTGAGCAAAAATGAGCAAGAAAAAATGGTAGATGATTACCTGGCACAATTCAAAGTCTCGACAAAAAAACTATTGAAATGTTTAGAAGAAGGGGAAAAAGATTAGTATGATTCAATTAGATATGTTTGAAGAAATTGGGGAAATTGAAGAGCTGAAGATGCAAATGTCTGCAATAAAAGAATCGAGTGATAAAGTCCGCCGTGGCATATTTGTAAGGCATAACGAGCTTTCCAGGATGTACCTAGAATTAATGAGAAGGATGGATATGATTGAAAGGGGGATTTGCAATGGCAAAGAAAGTTGAAGTAATATCCAATTATGAAGTGGATTCGGAAACTATACAAAAGTGTGTTGATTTCGTTACAATGGTTGGTAAATATATCGATGAACATGCTTTAGATGTCCGAGTGCAATTTCATTGCCTGGATAGCATACGATTAACGATGATTATGCATGAGCTTGAAACGCTTGAAAATCTGGACAAAAGAGAAATTAAATATTTGATTGAGTTTATGAAGAGGCGGGAGCATAGGATATGCGAAGTGATTATTAAAAAATGTGAGGAATTTCTGGAGGAGTATGAAAAAAGTAACGAGAGTTAGTCGTGAGGATGCTGCGAAAATAAATGATCCTGATTTGATTGAACAGCGTGAATTCATGGATTATTGCTTAGAATTTTTCATGGAAAACGACATAGATTTTAGAAAAAGATACAGAATGATTCACAGTTTATTTATGACGAATACCCTTAATTATCTCATGCAAGAAGGAGAAGAAGGAAATATTGAAGCATTAAAAGAAATATTTGTGAATGCTATGAATGCATTTAGATGTGAGTATATTGAAGCATTAGAAGATGAAGTAAAGAGACTGCGAAATAATTGGAAAATAGGAAAGAAAAAAAATGAATGAAAGTGAACATGAGCAAAAGCTGAAAGAATGTGGAAAGCGCATGCTAGATATGATGAAGGCAGAGAAGTTTTCGGTTGAAGAGGTGATTTTGATTACTCAATGTTTATTTCACAGTTCATTAGAAATGGTGCTAATTAGATCTTTAACAGATCCCAGATATGAAAGGATCTTAACCGAAGCATTAGAAGAAGAAAAAGATGAAATGAAGAGAGTATTGGAAAAATTAGAGAATTTGGATGCGTAAGGCATAAGTTTTGGGTTGTTTTTCTTGTTTATAAGTCCAGGTCAAGCGAGGGTCGGAATCAGCTTGACCTTTTTTTTTGCCTGGGATGAGGATATCGGCAATTTCATCTCGGATGCCTTTGAGCGAGTGTTGAAGATTGTCGCTATCGAGGGTTCGAGGTGAAATTCTGGTGAGGGTGATATGGCATGGGAATGTGATGTATCTTGGGAATTGATTCCAATATTGTCTAATCCAGAATTGTTGATATTTTCTTCTGCTGCGTTTTTTTGTCCAATGATCAGAATTGTTAGCTTCTGAAACGATTTTGAGATTTGGGATGAGGATATCTAGCATAAAAACCGTAAACTCATTTTAAGCCACCTTCTTTGCGTTAAAATTCCATAAAACCTGATTAGCCACATTGATTCATCAAAAAAACAAGGAAGGGCCGTTTATGTTTGAAATTAGGCCATTCAAAATGGTAACTCATGTTGCATTTCGGCTTTTGGCTGAATTTTGCTCATTTGTTGATTTGCGACATTTCCGGCCAATTTTGGATTATATGAATTATCTTCCATAACAGTATTATTTCCAACGTCATAGGTGCTGCTAAACTTAACGAAATCATCGAATTTTGCTAATACTTTGCCTTTGAAGTTCTCCAGCATGACATTGGTTGTGAATATGACTAGAGGGAAGTATTTCTTTTTCCCATCTGCCTCATATTCCTTCGAAGGCATTGACACCCAGCGATTTCCGTTTTTATCGAAGATGTTTACATTTCGGATGGTTAGAAACCAACCTTCGATTGTGACATCGCATGATGCCTTGAGAAAGCCTTTATTTATCATCTTAACATTTTCAATTTTAAGCATTTATAAATTCCTTTATTTTACAAAATTCGGTAAATTTTTCTTTGAAATCTACTTCTATGAGTTTGTGACTGAATACGTTAGTATTGCTTTTGAAGTCAATAATGTCCATAGGATTTCGATAATTTTCGGGTTCGGGGATAAAAAAGCCGAGTTTGATATTTTTTTTTCTTTTGATTTCCGTAACCATTTCTTTTGCAAAGGCTTGGTGATGAAGAAAGAGCTCTTGGACTTCTGGGTTTTCGAATATTTCTTTTTCGATCTTTTGAGATAAGTTGCTAATTTCCTGAGCTTTAGGCATTTCTTTTTGAGCTGGCTTCATTTGCAGCTCGAGAGTGTCGAAATGCTTGCGAAGTTTATCAGCCGATAGGCAGTTTTTTGACCAAAATTCGTGCTTTGTGACCCACTCGATGACCTCTCGGATTCTGCCAGGCGATCGCTTGTCGATGTTGATCATGAAATCGATGGTCGAAGACCAGCGTTGAAGGTTTGGTTTTTTGAAGTCTGATTTCATTTCTAAAATTTTATCTAAAAAAAAAGAAGCAAGCGAAGCGGCGATAGCCGATGGCGAAGCCTTTTCTTTTTTATTTTCTTTTTTATATATGGATTCTGTATTGGATATTGTATTGGATTCTTTTGTGTCTGACTGCTGTCTGACTCGAGTCTGACTTGGTGTCTGACTTGATTTAAAACATGTGTTGCAAATATCTGGATGTATGAATGTTATGATAGTTTTTTGGTGTCTGACTTCGTGTCTGAGAAATTCATGAGTCGAAAAATAACGCAAAAATCCCTCGATGTTATTCTTGGTAATTCCCCTGCCACAAATTTCAGCTAAATACCTAATTGAATAACAAGCTTGGCCAGGTAAAAGCTTAACTTTTTCCCCCATAATATCGAACTCCATTTCGCAATATGCGGCACGGCGAAGAAGAATCATAAATATTTTTACATGTTCGGGCGTTGCATTGATAAATTTGGGATGTTCTAATATGGATGTTGGAATGCTTATATAAGATGAATTCATGTAAACCTCGGATTAAAAAAATCATTGTAGTTGAATTTTATCCGAGATCGATTAGAATAGGAGGTACATTTGTGGTCTCCTATTCGGGTCGCCACCCGAATAAAATTTAGGGTCAAGTTTGTAGCTTGGCCCTTTTTTTTTGAAACCATATCATTCAAATTAATTGCTGTCAAAGCATTACTATTCATGTTTCCAATCCTTAGAACAAAATAAGTACTTTTCTTGACAAACCTGTTTTAGCTTACCTGTGGGCCTAACTATAAGTTTTTCTCTATCATATTCTGTCGTTACGACAAAGCCTTTTAGTTCTAAGAATCTGACAATTTCAGGCTCTCCAAGATTTTTGGTAACTCTGTTCGTATCAATTATTACAAGACAATCATCTTGAACTTGCATTTTTAATATGTGAATGACAAGGCAGCTTGGCAGCTCTCCATAGCTTAAGAGCTCATTTTGGCAATGATCGCAATATTTAACCACTAACATAAAGCATGTCCTGAGAAGTCAATTTCATCCCATTTTACAACTTCGATATCGTAAAGCTTATCAATTACATAAAATGAGATTAATCCTTCCGAGGATAATGCTAGGAGGTGGTTTTTGAATTTATTGTGTGGCATAAGGAATTCTTTCCAGATGACATTGGTAGTTACTCGAACACGTGAATTGTTGTCTTTTTTGGCCCAGAGCATAATATATGTGAGAGCGGCATGTGGGCAGTTTTTGATGACTATTTTGAGAAAAGACAAAGGGGGCGACTCTTCCATAAAAGCCTTGGGTGATAAGTAAA